TTACAAGAATGGATCAAAGCCTGGTAACTGCAAACTGACCGTCTCTGAAACAGAGAAGGCTTGGTTTGAAGGTAAGTTCCGTTACTACATACCTGATATCAGGTCTGTAGAATGGGATGCTAGAGTTAGGAGACAATTATATGGTCTCACTATCTCTCCGGCTTTGTTATGGGAATTAACACCTTGGTCATGGTTAGCTGACTGGTTCACTAATGCTGGCGATGTTTTCGACAACATGGACGTGAACTGGGCTGAGAACCTGGCTGCGGAGTATGCGTATTCGATGGTCACGAGAGAGAAGGTATTAGATATCTACTCAAATCATGACCTGAAATATGATTATGTACAAAATCACTGGACTGCGAATTTAACTTCAAAATCCAGGCGTACTGCTTCGCCATTTGGCTTTGGTCTTACCTTTTCGGATTTAACTACCCGACAGGTAAGTATCCTAGGCGCTCTGGGAATATCCCGGTTCTTCTAGGGTACGAAGTGTCACCTCTTGGTGATACTGATTTCTCAATATAACAAAAGGAGGACAGCTATGTACGCTGACCCACAGACAATCACAATTGATGTCACCGCTCACGACCTCGCCCGGATCCAATCCGGAACCACAAAGAGCATTTATGCTAACTCGGATCAGACTGTTAAGATGACGTTGAGTCATCAGGAACAGAAGAACCGTGTTCGCCATATGGCGCGCGTGGATAACGTTGTCGTAGCCGCCGATCCTCTGACCGCAGTTAATGCGTCCCAGACTCTCGGCGTGTACATTGTCATCGATGAACCCAGCTTCGGTTTTGAAGCTGCAGACATTGATGATGTGACCCAGGCATTAATTGCCTGGCTGACATCTGCTAACGTCCTAAAACTGCTTTCTATGCAGCATTAAGTTGTTAGCGGCGATGGCTTGGCCATCTGTCAGAGTGATTGTCTAAGTCGGATACATAGTTAGAAGGCTTCCCCCTATTGGAGGTACCTTGAAAAGCTATGTAAATGACCTCTTGATGTTGGCTACGTGCGTCTATAATGACGCAGTAGCTAGATGCTCAGCAGAGGCTGACCATCGGGACCTAATTACGATTAGGTCTCGTGTCGAACAGGAGGGTTTATCGTTTCTGACGATCACCCTTCCTGACTTCGGGCACGACTTCGAAAGAAGTTTAGCTCTCGGTCAGGTAGATTCAAATCTCTTCCGCGCATTCGGGAAGAGACAAGCAATCCCTGCATTTCTGCAAGGTATGCTTAGTCTAGTGTTCGACGCAGCCACAGGAGCGCTCTTGGAAGATCCGTCTATACCAGCAATCTCATCCATACGACAATGTTGTCATATGTTTAGAAAGCTGGGATTGCCTTGTGCTCCTGCAAGGGAGCGTAAGGCGGTTGACGAATTCGTCCAGTGTGAGCGTGATCTTAAGGTCTTTGATGAATCGTGTAAAGGAGATAAACTTGATAAATATTTATCAATATCTAGTATCTTATGGGGTTCGTCTCTTAAAGAGCTTAGCCTTGAGGATATTTTACCAAAACACGGTCCAGGTTCTACATCGGAACGCATCCAAGGTAACCAGAAATATAACTGGAAGACTTGGCACTACCGATTGGAGCGTCTGTTACCGTTTTACGGTACAGCCGTTCCGCTTGGTGCGTGTCGCGTGGATGAGGCTTCAAAAGTCTCGTTCCCCGATCGTAGACAAGAACAACCCGTAAGAGTAGTTCTTGTACCTAAGACGCTTAAGAGTCCCCGAGTGATAGCTATGGAACCTGTATGCATGCAATATGCACAGCAGGCTCTTATGCACGTGTTGGTAAACCAACTCGAGCAGGCTAAGATGACAGCTGGTCATGTGAACTTCACAGATCAGTCTATTAATCAAAGCCTTGCTATCACCGCATCGAAGTCTGGTCAATTTTCTACAATTGACCTCTCTAGTGCTAGTGACCGGGTTCCGGTAACACTTGCACTTCGCATGTTCGACTCAGTACCTCTAATGAAGAGGGCTGTGTCTGCATGTCGTTCGATGCACGCAAAACTTCCAAACGGAGATGTTTTATCTCTGAGGAAGTTCGCGTCAATGGGGTCGGCACTGTGTTTTCCAGTAGAGTCAATGTATTTTTACACTATTTGTGTAAAGGCTCTATTGGATTATCACAGAGTCCCTGTGACCTACCGTAACGTCATGAAGATGTCACGGCTGGTATACGTATATGGTGATGACATTGTTGTCCCCACGTACGCTGCTGAAGTTGTTGCTGCTACCTTACAAGAATACAATTGTAAGGTGAATACTCGGAAGTCTTTCTGGACTGGTAAGTTCAGAGAGTCTTGCGGTACGGACGCATATGACGGTGAGGAGGTAACACCTACCTACATTCGTTCATTGCTTCCCAGCAACAAGCGGAATTCCGTTGCTATCATGTCTACCGTTTCCACCGCGAACCAATTCTACAAGAATGGTTTTTGGAGGACGGCGACTTTCCTGCGCAGGAAGGTTGAACGACATACAGGGGTTCTCCCTTATGTCAAGGACACTAGCTCCGGTCTTGGCTGGTTATCGTATCTAGGATACGAGTCAATGAGTAAGTGGTGTGCCAATTGGCACGCTCCACTTGTTCGGACACTTGTGACTAGAACCATTGCTAGCAGTGATGCTATCAATGGATACCAGGCGTTGGGTAAAAGTCTTCTTAGATTAGAGCGCAGTAACTGTGCTCCGATCGACGAAGACCATTTATCCATGTCCGTACGGCGTGGCGCCGTCACATTGAAAAGCCAATGGGTGCTACCACATTAAGGTAGCACAGAGCTAATATGCTCGCG